AAAAGCCGTCTTGGGCGCAAGTACAGGCGGGAGAACCATCAGAGCAATGGGTTGTAATAAGAGGGCAAAGGAATCGTAAGTTACGCGCATCTGATTGGTCTGTATTACCGGATGTCCCCATGCCTGCGGAGAAGAAGGCAGAGTGGGAAACATATCGACAAGCACTAAGAGACATAACCAACCAATCAGACCCATTCAACATTACCTGGCCTACGCCCCCAGCCTAATGCCTCTAGTACCTATAAATGATCTTGGCGGGATAGGAATAATAAAGGATATACCCCCGTATAACCTTCCTCCTAACGCATGGTCTGATGGAAATAATGTAAGGTTCCTGAACAATGGAGTAAAGAAAATCAGGGGCTATACTGAGGTAATGGCTACCTGTCCATTTGCCCCTTATTTCATCCTACCCTACGAGGATGCCAACGGGAACTACTATTGGCTTGCTTTTGGTACTGATGATATAGCGGTATGGGACAACACAAACTGGACTGATATAACAAGGCAAACTACTCTAGTTCTGGATGGCCCAGTCGCCGCTACTGACACGACTATAACTGTAGACACAGGGGCATCCTTAACGGCTTTATCCGCTACAGGAAGCCTCAAGATTGGCACAGAGATAACCTCTGATGCCAGCACGAACAGGTATGAAACCTTTAATTACTCTTCTAGGAATACATCGACCGGGGTTATAACTCTTACTTCTCCGGCGCAGTTGCTCTATCTTCATCCAGACGATGCTGTCGTTACGCCGACACTAGCGACCACTACTGTAGACCTGGACTATGACGCAAACACCACTGCAAGAAAGTGGGCTGCGACTAAACATAACGGAATAGTCATAGCCACAAACGGGTTTGATACCCCTCAGATGTGGCCCTTGAGTAGCGGTATACCAAATAAAACTCATCCAATGATGGAGTTGAGTAACTGGCCCTCAAGCACAAATAAGTGTAGTGTTATAAGGTCATTTAGAACTTTCCTTGTCGGACTAAATTGGCAACGAGCAAACCCAGAGCCTAGATTAGTAAAGTGGTCTACTGAGTCTTCATTTTACTCTGCCCCCAGTACTTGGGACGAAGCAGATGCAACTTTAGACGCCGGTGAATATGAATTAGCGGATACCCCCGGAGAGATAGTCGATGGGCTTCCTCTAGGAGACTCATTCATTATATATAAGAATGACAGTATCTACATTATGAACTATGTGGGTACTCCTTATATATTCTCATTCAAATTGCTTACGCCAACGATAGGTTGCCTCACTAAGAACGCAGTGGCTGAATTTGAAGGTGGTCACTTCTTTATGGGGAACTCAGATTTCTATCTTAATGATGGGCAATCCTTAAAACCCCTACTCCCTGATAGATTAAGGCGGGCTGTATTTGATGTTATAAATGCTGGAGATACGAGCAACCCAAGTTGGATGAAATGCTTTGTTGTTGCTGACCACTTACACAATGAGATGTTAGCTTGCTATCCCTCTGACGCCTCTACCACAGTGGATAAGGCAATAATATGGAACTGGAGGACTAATACCTTTTCCATGCGGGACTTGCCGACTACGTCTCATATAGCTTCTGGGATTATGGCTGTGTTCCCAACGGGTCAGTCATGGACTGCTACTACAGGGGATTGGAACTCCAATTCAGACGCTTGGGGTAGTTCGGCCTATGATACACATCTGGAAAACTTAGTGTTTGCGGACGTTACGAACACTAAGATGTATCGAGATAACAACGGAAATAGAAAAGACACCACTAATATGACCGCTTATATTGAACGGTCTGGCTATGATCTAGGGGACTCTCAGCAACTAAAGTTTGTGAGTGCTATATACCCAGAACTAGAGGTGTCAGGGAATAATGAAGTAGACGTCTACATTGGCTCCCAGATGTCTACAGATGGTACTATTGAGTGGAATCCAGAAACTGGTGGTTCTCCCTATAAGTTTAACCCCAATACTCAATCCAAGGTTTCTTGCAGGGCTTCTGGTAAATACTTCGGGGTGAGGTTTGAATCTACCACTGATATGGATTGGAAACTGCATAGCTTGGCATTTGAGGTGAGGCTTAAGGGTAAGAGGGGGTCGAGGTCTTACTGATGGCGGCTGACAAATACACATCAAAGCAAGTAAAGAGTGTCAACAGATGGTCACCTAATCCAGCCCCCGTAGACCCTTTACAACTCCCTGATTACCTGTTTAGTGAGTTAAATAGGCTTGGAGATATCGTTTTCAACCTAGACACTTTTAGGCTGGAGCCAACAAACATTCCTTTGGGGCCACCCAAACCCAGAGATGGTGACATTAGGTATGCTGACGGAACGAACTGGAATCCTGGTAGTACGGGAGAAGGTATCTATGCGTTCTTTAATGAGACATGGAACAAGCTATAAGGGCGCAGCTCCTAAGCCCTGAAGATATCCCATATATATGGGATAAGGTAGAGCCTATGCTTGCAAGGGTTACAGAGCATGCGGAGGGCGAACTTACTCCTGAGGATTATGTGGAGCCTCTCTCTTTGGGGGAGATGCAGCTTTGGATCGCTGTAAAGGATAAGGAACTACACTCAGTTATGGTAACCCAGATAGTGCCTTACCCACAGAAAAGAATACTCAGGATATTAGCAATAGCCGGTTCTGAGTTTAAGGCCTTATATAAGTTCAAGGACATGGTGGAGTCATTTGCCATAAGGTCAGGATGCTCTGGACTTGAACTGTGGGGCAGGAAGGGGTGGAAGAAGCTACTCCCAGACTGGAAAGATAGTTACATTGTATACACAAAAGACCTAAGAACGAGGATGCAATAATGAGCGGTGGACACAAATACGCAAGTAGGTATGCTAAATACAGAGCGGATGACGTTTCTGATGCTGATTTCGTTTCTTATGTAGACTCTAGGGGCGATCTGGCCAATGCCTGGAACATGATAAACGCCTATCAAACTGAGGGGGACATGAGCAAGTTTAAGACTGTTAATGGACTAACTCCTGCCCAACAGGCCGACTACTGGATAAAGAGAGGGGCGACCTCCAAAACAGCTTTTGGCAGAGCGCATGCAGCAGAAGATGCAGACTTATTTTATAACAGGTATCGTGGTGCTACTAAGTACACGGAAGGTTCTCAGGCATGGAAGGACTACTTTAAGGACAAGGATGATACTTATTTTAACACTTGGAAGAAGACTAAAGATGCGGGCAACGGGAACGGGAACGGGAATGGCAATGGTAACGGAACTGGCCCAAAAGAAGGCACTGGCACAGATTGGAGTCCTCTTATGGATTTTGAATACACGCCTCCTAATGTTACTAAGGCCTCTGGCTACATGCCCACCAAAAAGAGTGGTATATGGGGTGACACTAACCTAAGGGGACTCTTGTACAACCCCGGAACTAAGGGCTATGACAAGGCGTTTAATACTAGCCAATATATGGACTGGGACGCAGTACCAGTAGAATCGGGTGTTCCAAGTTTTGGCTCTCGATTCAAAACTTTTGATCTTCCGGAGGGTGAATATTGGAGTAGTCTTTTGGACAACGGTGATGACAACGGCGATGACAACGGTAATGGTGATGAGACTGAGGGCGGAGAAGGTAACCAAAATGTCAGCACAAAGTACAAAATACATTTCCCGTACAAAGACCCCCAAGGAAACTGGCACGGATTTAACGTCGAGGATAAATCGGCCACGAAAAAGGGCGAGGGTAAGTATGGTAGCGGATCATTTAGTACCGACGACGGAGCAGTGTCGTGGACATAGAGGAATAAACTATGAGCGGTGGAACACAAGTAAGCACATCTACCACAGAGCCTTGGGAGGGCCAGAAGCAGTTTCTGGGAAAGGGCTTCCAGCGGGCCGAGGATATAATTGAAGAAGGCCCGCCCAAGTGGTACGGGCATAAGGCAACCGCAGAAGACGTAACTGGGGGACAGGCGGGGGCTGTAGGTGATTGGGTATACGGGAAGACTTTAGCTGGTTTTACCCCTGCTCAGAAGCAAGCGCAGCAGATGACCTACGACTACACCACTGGCGACAGGGCTAAGGCTATGCAGGCAGGCGCTGAAAGCCAGCTTCTTGGTACATTTGATCTCTCTAGGAATCTTGCAGAGAGCGCTGCTGGCTATGGGCAACAAGGTGCTGAATGGGGATTGCAGGCATCACAGGCCATAGAACCACTTGCAGCGAAAACAATGGCCTATGGTTCGGGATTAACAGACACTCTTGGGCAGGACAAATATTCCGCCCTTACCCCCTTTGAGAAGAGTCAGTATCAAAACCTCATGTCTGGAAAAGTCGATACCGGGGCAGATTCTCCGTACTCAGCTATGGAGAGTGCCTTAACTCAGGGAGTTATGTCTAACTTACAAAGTGAGATACTACCGGGCCTACGCCAACAGCAACTCCAGTACCAGCCGGGAGGTTCTTCCAGAGGACAGCTAGAACAGAATGCAGCTATTACTGAAGCAGTGCAGTCTGGC